TCTATGCCGTCAAGTTTAGTGTGATCTGCACTAGTAAAGTTTATTTGTGAAAGCCCACCGTCCCCAATTGAATAGGTGGTATTGGTGTCTGTGGAAGCTATAGCGCCATTGGCAGCTATAGTTATATTCGTGCCAGCGGTAAGAGCAGCTACAACATTAGCAGTATCAGTTACATCAGCGCTGGCTTCTATGCCGTCTAGCTTGGTGTGGTCCGCGTTTGTGAAGTTGTTCTGAGAAAGCAAGCCATCGGCTACACTGAGTCCGAGATTTGATCGAGCCGTTGCGGCGTTGTTTAAATCGGACAAATTGTTATTAGCAATTAGTGCGCCGGACAGCGATGCGTATGCGCTCAACCAGTTGCTGCCATCGAAAACTTTCATCGCATTTGCTGTGGAGTCGAAATAAAGTGCTCCCGCTACCAGGGCGTTCCCATCGTTATCGACAGAAGGTGCGCTCGATTTAGATCCCAAATATCGATCATCGAAGCTGTCCAATGCAGCCAGGGCGCTGTCTCTCGCCGCCTCTGCGGCAGTCTGTGCCGTGGCGGCAGATGCCGCACTGTTGCTTGAAGATGTCGCAGATGTGGCGCTGCTTGACGCCTGGGTCGCGCTTGCGGAGGCCTGTGAGCTGGCCGTGCTTGAACTGTTAGTTGCTGCTGTAGCAGAACCGGCGGCGGCTGTCGCAGAACCGGCGGCGTTTGTCTCTGCCGTTTCGGCGTTTGTCTCTGCCGTTTCGGCTGCCGTCTTCGCTGCCACGCTGGCGTTCTTGCTCGATAAAGAGCTTGCCGCGCTTGTAGAAGAATTTTGTGCTTGGGTTGCGCTTGTGGTTGCGCTATTAGCTGCTGCGGTTGAGCTTGACGCCGCATTGCTTGCAGATGTCGAGGCCTCGCTGGCTTTAGTTGTCGCTGTATTCGAACTGTTAGTCGCAGAGGTTGACGCGGTTGACGCAGTGCCTGCAGAGGCCGCAGCCTCTGATGCCTTGGTCGTCGCTGTTGATGCGCTGTCAGTTGCAGATGTTGCAGAACCGGCTGCGTTTGTCTCCGCTGTCTCTGCGTTTGTCTCTGCCAATTCGGCTGCCGTCTTTGCCAATTCGGCTGCTGTCTCTGCCGCCTCTGCGTTTGTCTCTGCCGCCTCTGCGTTTGTCTCTGCTAATTCGGCGGCAGTCTGTGCGGCCTCTGCTGCATTTTTACTCGTTAGTGCATCGGCTGTGTAAGCGTCAGTCGTGGTTTGAGCGGGAGAGCCTTGAAAAAAACCGCTGGAGGTGTCGCCTTGCGAAACAGCGTTCTCTTGTATCGTTGCCTCTGCCGCGTCCTCTGATCCTACTTGAGTAGGGGGAGGGTTGTCGCTAAAAAATCCAGCCATGTTTTAATATCCTGATTGGACGGTGGCGGTTGATCCTGAATACTCAGAGGTTCTTGAGTGCTGCATAATTCTGCCTATCGCGGTCTGATAGCCTTGCTCCCAGCGCGAGCTGTCGCTCCCCAAATACGTGGATGCCTCTGCAAGCGTTGCGTACAAATAAAGCTCTGGCGCACCCGCGTACACAACATTGCTTGTGTTGACGCTGGTCAGCCTGCCGGGGTCGTAATAATAGATCATCCGAATTTCATCGGTGTCTAAAACCGTTGGGTTTGGGAAAAATCGAAGCCTGTATGTCTCTCGCGCAAAATGCTCTGGCGATTGCCCAGAAACAGGCACGTAGCTGTGCAGTTGCGTCAGGCTAATTCTCGACAGCGGGTTGTAGTTCCAAAACACATCCTTCGACTCAAGAAAATCAGAGGGCAAGGTGGCGTAGCCTTCGCTGCTTAAAGTGAGAATAATTGTTTTTTCGTTAAGTGGCGCACGAAGCTCGTGAAATATTCTGTTCTCGGCAAGCTCTATAAAATCCGGTATGACCGCCGAAAGATCCTCGCGGTTTAGCCAATCGGCAACCGATGCTTTTAGGCCGTCATATGTAGTTAAGCTCATAATCGGCCCTTGCGGGTTCGCAGGTACGCATACTCTGGCGAGTTGAGTTTCTTCTTAATTTTTGCTTGGTCCTGATAAGTGGGTGCCATCACATTGATGCCTTCCTTCATCCACTCCATTACTACCACCGCAGGTATGGACGCTACGCGGTTCCAATCGCCGTATTTGTCGTGCTTTTCACTTTCGTTAAAAGCTCGCTTGTTGGATTCCAGGATAGAGCTAACGTCTTGAGTGTGAGAGACGTGTAACTTGTCTTCCTTGGTGTCGTGCTGAATTTTTGGGTTTAGATCGGACATGTTCACCTTTAATTTTTAAATAAATAAAAAGGGTCGAGCACCCAAGGAGGAGGGAACCCCTTGGGCGCTCTAGCTCTCAAAAATGAGAGATTATTTACGCTGTTAAAGCGTCGATCTTTCCAGATGCAACATCAGACTCGCAGACCAGTGTTAGCTCAGTAAGCATTTGACGTTTGTCAGAGTCACCGACCTTAGCCAACTGGATAGTCTGCATAGGACGAAGGACCGCACGATTCCAATACTCAGTATCCAATACTAAACAAGTATTAGCCTGCATAAATCTGTTAGGAGAAACCGAAACGCTGCCGAATGGCGAAATATAAATATCTATAAAATTCACCAGTGTGGTGCCGGTGTCAAAGTCTCTCTGGCGTCCCGACGATGCAGCAAAGCCTGCAACGATAAGAGAGTGAGACGGTGTTACCTGCACCTGGTTAGGTTCGCCACCTTCGCCGTAACACTTTTCTAGAACGTCAAGAAGAAGTGCCTCAGTGAATGTGCGGTTAGAACCGGCAGTGTTGGTGGTTGCTGATGCGATCTGATTGGAGGCAGATGTTAACTGACGACCAGTAGATCCGTTGCCAGCCGTACCGGCCTGCGCCAAACCAACAAACGAGTGCTCGATGTCGCGTTTCAACTCCTTGCCTGCCTTGGATATCGCTAACGCAAGATCAGAGGAGCGGCCATATTTTTCTACGCTTTCCGATGTACCGGAAACCTGCACAACCTTACCGAAGATCTGGGTGTTGGCGGTTTTAACAACCTGTGTGACCGTAGATGCTGCACCGGCATCCGCGCCTTCAACTAAAATATTTGCACCCACAGAGGCGAGAGAATCTTGCATCCATTGATGTAGCGTTGCTTTTGCGCTTGATGTGCCGATGCTGCTTAACATTGGTGTTTGAGTCGGGCTGATATCATAAATGATATCCTCGAAGTCTTCCTTCTTACCGACCTGTGTATAAGTTTTTAGAGTACCTGATACTGTTGGCATTTTAATTCATCCTGTTCAAGATGGCGGCTGCTGCGTCTGCGACCTTGCCCGTTTTCTTTAAACGCTCTCTCGTTTTGCGAGAGGTTTCAGATTCCGAGGACTTGGCCGTGCCTGCTTTCCCGCCAGACAATGTTTTTGATGGTCCCGATTTAAGTTTTTTCTTAATCGCAACCGTTTTTTGTTGATCGTACTGCATGGCCTTGTAAAGCGCGGTGATTAAACGGTGATCGGCAACTTTATTGAACTCATCGCCGCTTACGCCTAATCCGTCTTGAGCGTAATCCCGAATTTGGTAGTAAGTTTCGTTACTCCAATTTGGAATGTTCGTTTTCAGTACAGTCAGGCTTTCCATCGCGGCTTCTTTCTGCTCAGTGTCTACCTGTTGCTGTTGCTGCGTTTGATACTGATCCGCTTGCGCTTTAATGTAATCGTAAGTGGATTTCGTCTGCTCAAAATTCGACTTGGCCTGCTGGTAACCATCAGGGTTCTCGACCGCCACACGCTCCCAGTTCACGCCTTCAAAACGTGAAAGGTCAGCGCCAGAGGCAACCAATAACGCATTCATCGTTGCGTGAGTCTGCTCTGCTTGAGCTTCATTGGCCTTGCGGCCCTCGCTTAACGTCTGCGTCTTTTTCGTGTAGTCCGACTGTCTGAGCCATCCCAGCTTTAACTCCTCAATGGTCAGGCTCTCGCCATCAACATCGAAGGTCTCTGCCACAGCTTCTTCTTCACTGTCATCGGTTGGGTCTTCTTCGACCTCCTCAACAGCATCGGATTCTTCTGCTTCCTGCTCGAACTCTTGGTCTACACTGTCGGAGTCTCGCGACTCCTCTTGATCCTCGGATTCTTCTTCACCTTCTGGTTGTTCCGTTTCGGACTCCAGAATGGCGTTCAATCGTTGTATCGGGTCTAACGATTCTGGAGAGTCCACGGGCGTGGCTTGCTCTGCTGAATCGACTATTTCTTCTGACATTCTACTCACCCTCTTGTTGGTTGCGCAACTCTAAGTTGTTAATCAATGTGGCAAATTGCTGCACGAACATTTGACCGGCCTTGAACATCGCATACAGGCGCTCGCGCTCCTTGTCACTCTCCGACGGGGTCTGCAAGATCTGCTCGACGATGTTGTTGTTCATCATCTGATACGCTTTATTGAAAACGTCTGAACCCATTAGCTGCTTGCTTGCTTCAGCCAGTGTCTCGGTCTCGCCCATTTCTTGATCGTAGATGTCGTTGCTCATATAAAGTCCTTAGTAGGTTGCTTTTTTTTAGTGGCCTCGATGGCCGGGGTGGTAACTTTTTCAGGCGCATTTTTCTGCGCTTTATAGGCCTCATATTCTGAGAGCGCGTCCTTGTAGTCGATCTTTGGAAGCTTTCGCGCCTTGGCGTTTTCCAGTAGCGCGTCGAACCTGCTTAAATCGTTATCCAATGCTTACGTCCCTCCCTTGTCGCGATTCCAACGCCAGCTCGGCACGCGCCATTTTGATATCGTGCTTGATTTTCTCCGCGTCCAAGAGCAGCTTGCTGTCCTCGGTCTCTTCCTTGTGCTCCTGCTTTTGGCGGTCAAACACCGTCTTGTTTTGCTCTTTTAATATGTCGAGATCGAGCTGTCCCTCCATAACTGCAACCTGTCGTGTCTGCATCTCGGCCTGAAATTCAGCCTGGTATTGAGCCATCTGGTCAGCCTGCTGCTGCTGCTCTTCAGCCTGTTGCTGCTGCTGCTGCTGCTGCTGCTGGTAGGCCTCGTCGTTGGGGTCTTGCAAATATGCCGCGCCCTCTTTGATATTTAACAGCTCAAACGCCCTGGAGATCATTGCGTGACGCTGCGCCGGTCCGTAGAGGCCACCAAGGTTGGGGTCTTGCGGATTCATCGTGAACTGGCTGTCCAGGCTCAACAGCATCTGCGCCTCCTTGGCTTGCTCGTCCGGGGTCAGCGCGACAGCAACGGTCATTTCAGTGCGGTCACCAAGCATTGCAGGGTTGATAGCCACAAAGCGCCCATCGAGCTGCATCATTTTTTCTTCGGTTTCGTTCTCGACGCCCAGCTTATAAATATCGTGCATCAGAGGCTTCAAAAAAGTCTCCGCGAAATTTCTCGCCATGACCATGATTCGCCGGTTGGAGGCGTTCATGAACGTGTTGATTAAATCACTAGAGTTCTGCTTGCTCACCGCCGTGGTGTCCATGCCCTTGGACATTCGGCTTGAGCCGGATCGCATTTCTTTCTCTTGCTCAAAATTCTCTATGGCTGTATACACGCCGCCGTTGAGCTGCGGGGTGGGCAGAGGCCGCACCACAGACTCGGGGTTAGGTGACATCACATCAACCACCGCACCAACGCGGTTATCTAACAAATCCCTTGGGTTCTTAACCAGCGACAGGTTAGCGACCCACCGGCTTGTTGTGGTCAACATCATGTGATCAACCACGCCACGTTTTAGGCTGGACATAGTTTTCTGTAGATCGATCAGCACGTCCGCCAGGGACATGCCATAGAATCGGTGCGGGAGAGGGAAGGGCGTAAAGGTGCGGAATGGCATCTCACTGACGATCTCAGTGTCCAGCATCGTGGTTCGGCTGTGGATGCACTTGTAAAACACGCAGGCGTTTATCTCTTCGTCGTAACGTTTAATGTAAGACTCGTACAGCGTCACATACTCGCGGTCACTGGAGTCGTCAAGCCCAAAGCGGTCACTGCGGAAGCTGTCCACAGAGTCTCTGCCAAGCGAACCCTCGTGCATCATGTCCTCGTCGCCAAGCTTGTCTACTAAATCCTGAGAAAGCCCCTCAGATAACAGCTCACCTCGGGTGCGCTCCATTCGGTGCGAACAAAAATCCGCGTCATCGACAGAGGTCGCCCTTGGGCTGATTAAAAAGTCTTCAGGCTCCACGGTCTCAACGCAAACCTTGGAGGTGTTAATTCTGCGGCGTGCCGACCCAGACAGGACCAGCTCGCTGAACATCTCCCCGGTTTGCGGGTTCTGGGCCTGCGTGAAGTCCTCGATAATTTCCATCGGGTCCACAGCCGGGTCAGACATCATCTGATTGAAGTCGTTCTCGTTGACGCCCTCAAACTCAAACTCCTCGTACCTGTAGTCCTCTTTCCAGTAGCGTTTAACGACACCTGTTTTGGCAACCAGCGCGTCATGAATCACATCCGTTAGCACTTTATGGCCCGAATTTTGTCTATAAAAACTGTAGTTGGTCCAGGCTGTCGCCATGCGTGCGCCCATTGCGTCTTCAGGGCTTTGCGCCTCAAACCTGCAGATGTTTTTGTCTGCGCTGAATGTTTCGAGCAGCATCGCCTTGACTGCCTCAACGGCGTCGAAAACGTCCATTGAGACGTGGTGAGAGCGCCCCTTAATCTCGTTGCCCATCGGCTCACCGTAGTAATACTTGTGCGCCGTATCGCGTTGCACACCGACCTCGCTGTTCGCATAGGTGTCGGCGGCGTCAATGTTTCGCTCCAGGGTCGATAGAAGCTCTGACTCATCAATAATCGTATTCATGGCTCGTGTGTCCTGTTGTGTTGCTGCCGAGCTGTTTCTGCTCGACATCGTTTTGTCCAAACCTCGTGACTGAGATAGCGGCGTAGCGGGTTGCGTCGATCAGATCGTCGAACTGCTTGTGAATTTTCCCTTTTTTTCGGTGGTATCGACGGAATTCCTCGAACCAGGGGGAGAGGTTGCTGAAGACCTGAAGCCTGCCGGTGCGGAACCGCTCCAGCATTTCCATCAGCCCAGGCTCCACATAATTTGAGCCGTCTGCGTTGCTGAACTTACCGATCATCAGCACACCGGCCTCGACATACATTTCCGCCAGGGTTCGCCCAGAGC